ATCTCTACTCGCTCTACAATTCCTTTTCGGAAGTGTGGAAGGGTAACTTGGGATTGCTTCCTGCTCGCTCGACTTCACTTCACTCATTATTCGATGCAACTGCGGAGGCTTAATCCTCCGAGTTGCCCACCCTTCAAGATTAACCTCCTATAGTAAAAGATATGAAAAACACTGCTCGTACTATTGACCAAGTTGTCAAATCCTCGCAAGGGCGTTTCGTTTCGGTTCTCGTTTCACGTGGACTAAATCGCATCGCTCATTCGGCCAAGGTGAGTAACGTAACTTCTGGTTACGTTTACTTTACCGACACGAACAATGGTCGCCCTAACAGGCGTGTCGTTCGTGATCGTGTCCTGCGTGTCGCTTGTGGCAATGCGGTTTTCGCTCGTTCTTCGCTTTAATTAGCGGAGAATGCCCTCGGCTCCCAGCCCGCTCTATGAGCGGCCTGGCGGGCCGCGGCCCCGCCCGCCCAGCGGCAGACCGCATAAACACTGGGCTCAGGGCGAAAGTTTAGGGTTGACTTAAACGCAAAAACCTGCATAATTAAGGTATGAAAATTAATCCTCAAGAAATCACCGATTACAAACGCACGACTGACGAACTGGAATTTTTCCTATTGTTCTGCGTGGTCGTTGCAGGTAAGACCTCCGACATTCAAGCTCGCAAGCTGGAGCAATGGTATGATGCTCGTTTTTATCAATGGCATTCTCCGTTCGATTATATCTCTAGTCTATTGAGTTCGGGTTTGCGTGGGTCTCTCGAAAACGTCAAGATGGGGCAGTATGGTCGTCTTGTTAACTCTTTTCGGGATATAGTCTATCTTGGGCTTGACCTCAAGAAATGCTCGTTGCATGACCTATGCAAGATTCGTGGCATAAAGTTTAAGACGGCAAACTTTTTCCTGACTCACTCAAGAAAGGATTACAATGTCCCTGTGTTGGACACTCATGTTCTTAAATTCTTGAAAGCTCAAGGAGTTAAAGATGTTCCCAAGGCTACGCCACAAGACGAAACGGATTACAATTTCTTTGCAGACCAGTTTGCCGAGATTGCCAAGGCGATGAAGATGTCCGTGGCAGACCTTGACCTTCAGGTTTGGAAACAATACTCAAAATCAACCATAAAGGCATAACATGATTGCAGAACCAGTAATGGAACCTTCCCTCTACGAACTCAAGTTGGCGTCCAAGACCTATGACCCAACCTATGATGTGGAGTGGAACGAAGATGTGGACGCATGGACAACTCGTTTCGTTGACCACTACAACAAGGATGACACCATCGACTATATGTTTAATTCTAAAGAAAAAGCCGAGGAATTGCTTCTTCAGTTAATTTCATAAAAAACAAAAAAAGGCTTGACTTTAAGTCCAGACCTGTCATACTTTATATATGATAAAACTTGAAACACTATACAAGGTAGATTCCGTGGGGAAGCTACGAGAATGGACAATGGTAATTGACAGCAATTCTTACCATGCCGTAAAAGGACTTGTGGACGGCAAGAAAACCACAGACAAACCAAGAGTTGCCATTGGCAAAAACATTGGTCGCACAAATGCAACAACCAATGAAGAACAAGCGGGACTTGAGGCACAATCTCGTTGGGAAAAGAAATTGAAAGCAGGTTACGCCCAGACTCTCAAAGGAGCAGAGTCGAAAAAATTCTACGAACCGATGCTCGCCCAAAAGTTTGAGGACAGAGAAGCAACATTGGAATATCCAGTTTATTCGCAACCAAAACTTGATGGGATTAGGTGCATCGTTCAGAAGAAGAATGGTAAGATTGTCTCACACACAAGAACTGGTCGCGAGATTGAAACAATTCCCCATATCCTTGAGGAACTGAAGTTTTTCTTTGACCTGTATCCAAACGCTGTTCTTGATGGCGAACTATACAATCACGCCCTAAAGAGCGATTTCAACAAGATTGTTTCCCTTGTGAGAAAGCAAGTGCCTGTTCGTTCTGAAAAGCAAACAGATAAGGCTTTTGCCAAAAAGGTGCAAGCCTTTAAGGAACGCATGGTAGAAGCAAAGGCAATGATTCAGTACTGGGTTTATGATTGTCCACGCATAGGGGAACTAGATGAATCAAACACATTTGCCGAAAGGTTTGAAAAGGTGTCGAACCAATTTGAATTGGGCAATCCTTTTCCAGACGGAATTGTGCTTGTGCCTACCGAAAACATTTCGGACAAGGAAACTCTTGACGAATTTTATGCAGAGTGGCTCAAGAAAGGGTTTGAAGGTCAGATGGTTCGCAAGGATGCCTCATATGAAAACAAGCGGAGTGCTACCCTTTTGAAGCGTAAAGAGTTTACGGATGCGGAGTATAAGGTGCTTGATATTGAAGAAGGCGATGGCAATCGTACTGGAACTGTAAAGCATTTGGTATGCTATTGCCCCACAACGGACAGAACCTTCAATTCCAACGTCAAGGGCAACTTTGAATATCTCAAGGAGATTCTGGACAATCGAGAATATTATATCGGTCAACTCGCAACCATAAAGTTTTTTGAGTTGACTCCTGATGGGATTCCTCGCTTTCCGTTTGCCATAGCATTTAGGGATTATGAATAAAACGAAGGACGAACTAACGCCAGAAGATCTTAAGGTCATACTTGATGTGCTTAACGTCTATGACCCTAATGATATCAAACACGTTTATTCGGCTATGGGTTCCCAGGAGTTTATAGCTGAAGTTAACGACACGTTTCAGAAAGTGTTATCCTTTGTAAAAAAAGGATTGACTCTTCGATCAAATCTGTCAAACTCAATACATGGAAATTCAACAACAGATTGCGATTGGCTCAAATGAAGTTGCCAACCTTATTGAACTGCACCAAGACCTATTAGAAGATAACGATAAGATTTGCCAAATCGTCCACATAGGTCGTTGCAGTCTAGAGTTTTTTATGGCATCTGGTAATGACACAAGAGCATTGTATGAGGTGCTTAATACCAGAATAAAACTTATGGAGTTTCTGGGCTTAATGTAATTTATTTGCCCGAGTGGTGGAATGGTAGACACTACGGACTTAAAATCCGTTGCCCCAACAAGGCGTGAGGGTTCGACTCCCTCCTTGGGCACCAAGCAATTGACTCTATAAGCGGTCTGGCGGCTGGGCGCCCCGCCCCCGAAAAAAGTCAAGCGCAAAAAAGATTATTTTTTCCGTTGACATTGCCCCTAATTCTGTCATTATTGTAAGCATGAACCTATTATCGACACCAAGTAAGATGCCGTCCTATTCCTTTAACATTCCAGCGTTAAAGTATTGCCCTGCCGCCAAAATCATCCTGAACCTTGCCAAGAAAGCAAAGGAAGCAATGGACAAGATCATTTGCTCAAGTTGTTATGCCTGTAAAGGCTTTTACATGATGCCCAATGTTGCCCAAGCTCTCCAGAACAAGGCTGATTTCATCACGAAGTCCATCCGTGAAGATGGCGGTGATTCTTTTGTGGCGGAGATGGTGAAGCAGATCCGAGCAAAGTATTACAAACCAAACGGAGAAAAGAAAAAGCTCAAGAATTGCGACACCGACCTTTTTCGTGTCCATGACGCTGGCGACCTATTTTCTGGTGCGTATATAAATTGTTGGATAAGAATCTGCGATGCGTTGCCCGATATTCGTTTTTGGTTTCCGACACGTGAGCATGTCCGCGTAGACCAAATGCCTCATTTGCATCAATTAGCTTTATTGCCAAATGTTTGTCTTAAACCTTCCGCTTTACGCTTGGACGAACCCGCTCCGAAGATTAAAGGATTAGATGCTGGCACTGCCGTTTATACATCCGAGGAAAAAGCGGTTGCCGATGGTCATTACATTTGCCCTGCCACAATCCACGCCTATCGTCTTGGCAAAAAAGCATGGCGGAAAGTTGAGAAAAAAGAGAGGGCTAAACTTTCGTCTTGCAAAGGCAATGGATGTAAGCTATGCTTTATTAAAGGTTGCAATAAGGGTATTGCATACATGGCACACTAAACAAAAGGAAAAAATGATAGAAGTGACGGGGTTTTTAGTTATTATTTTAATGTATTACGTTTTTCTTTCAGGACAATAAAATGACTATATTAGACACACCAGAAGCAATTGATGGTTTTCGTGTTCGGGTTTTGCTCCGTGCGCTCAAGTTAGAGTGTCTTGGAATGAAAAGGGGAGGACAGTCCGTCTATAGCATCGTCAAGAATGAGTTTGGGTTCAAGGGCAATAAGCAAAAGGTCTACGCCCAACTGGAGGAATGGATCAACGACAATCCGTGAGGAGCTTAATAACATTACTTTTTTTGAGCGTCTCACTTTTTGGGGAGTTAAGAAATAGGCACGTTGCCGAGGAATGGAACAGTCGCGCAATAAATATTGAGCGGAGCGTATTTTCCCAACAAAATGCGTGGCACTACTTAAGTTGGTTTGGGGTGTATTATCAAACCGAGGAGTGGTGGATTTATCATTGCGAAAAGGGTTGGCTTTATCCTGAAGGCGATAATAATCTGGGGGCTTGGTTTTACTGGGAAAAGACAAATACTTGGATTTGGATGCGTGCTGATGTATATCCTCTGGCCTGGAATAGTGGCACACAGGCATGGTTTAATTTTTGTGGTGACCCGCTAGCCCAGTCATAGAGCGGGCTGGCGGCTAGGCGCCCAGGCCGCCCCGCGGCAGGCCGCATAAACACTGGGCTCACGGGCGACACTTAAAAAAACTTTATTTTTTATGATTTAAGGGTTGACTTTACCTGTATACCTGTCATACTTAAAGGCATGAATAGTAAAGAAAGAATGAATGAATGGAAAAAGCTTCCTGCGAATACTATTGCGTGGGAAACTTTTAAACGTCTTGTCGGTCAATTCGGCAGGGACGAAGGGATCAAGAAAGCGCAAAAGATTATTGCAAAAAAGTCTTGACAAAAACCACTAATCTGTCAAACTAGACCCATGAGTAAAAGATATATAGAACAGAACAAAACCTCCAAGTATGCCACAAAGTATTCTCACACAGGCAAACTGCCGTTGGTTCAATCATTAACCGATCCAAATGTCATGGTGCGTCCGAAGGTTCGCACCGCCCAAGAAAAGAACAAGAAATGAAAGACAACGACATAGTAGTTTATAAACTCCTCGATGAGTTTAATCGCTCAAGGGAAGCAATCGTTCAATTTTTGCGTAACAAAGGATTCTCCTGCGAGCAAGCCCACGCAAAGATCATGCGCTATCAAAGCGAAACCCAGATTGCCTATCGTGAATTTAAGAACACAGGCTTTACCGATGGCGGTGTCCAGTTTACGATGGAAGACGACCAAAAGGATTTTGGGAAAGATTATTTTAAACCCGAAGAAAAGATAAAAATTAACTTGGATGATATTGGGGAATTCCCACAATTGTAAGCATGAATAAACTAGAAAACGCTCTCGCTTGTCTCGGCATTGATCCCAGCACTTTTGAAGAATGGAAAGCTGATGTCGGGACTGACAAACTTGTTGCGGAAAATGGATTGCTCAAGACTACGGACGAAGATGTGCGTGATGAACTTGGGCAACTCGATACATCAGTCGAGGATGATCCGATAGACGAAGATGACGAAAACCAAGTAGACATGGATGTGCTGTCTCCACACATGAGAGAGGTATACCAGTAATGTGGGCGTTACCCTTAATCTGTGTAGTTATCTATGCTTACTTAATAGTATTGGTTATTGGATCAAATGCAAACGATTGACACTGTAGAAACTAATCCCGAAATACGAGAGATGAATCTGACTTATAGGCAACTTGTTGATCATCTTCTCGACTTGCTCAATCACGGCACGAAGGACGAAAAGAATGAGGCTTACGAAAAGCTGATGGCGATTTGTCCCAAGCGGGTTTAAATATCAAATAAGGCTTTTGTCGTGGTTTGCGCCTCGTCGGGGTTGGTGGTTCTCCTCGGCGAGGCCCTTACCCCGCATGAACACTGGGCTGGAGAGGGGCGGCCTCCCCCGCCCGCCGCCAGCCCGCATGGATACTGGGCTGGTGGGTGATGCGCGCCCTTATGTATAGAGCCTTATTAACATCTTATGTATAGTGTGCCCAGCACCTGGGCTTTTCCCCCGAAAAAAAGTTAAAAAAACTCTTGACTTCACAAAAATTTCTGTCATACTATAACTATAATTAAGATTAACCATCAGCCCAAAAAAACATGACCATCGCCCAACTCGCCCACCAAGATTCCACCGAACTCACCGTTGCCCTTTTGGGGTTTGACGCTTGGCTCGCCGACACCGCACCCACTTCCGAGGAGTGGGACAAAATCCTTCACGACATGCAGGCCGAGGATGACGCCCACCGTGAAAATGTCTTGCTCAAAGACAATACCGAATTTTCGATGCCTACTGCCAAGGAACTTCGCAGCTGGTAAAACCTCAACCCAAGAAAAATCATGCTCGACTTGAGTAACGTAGAAAAAATCACCGACCCAGAGGTCATCGCGCAGGACGCGTTCGACGCGGGTTGGGAGGGACGTCTCTCCTGTAACATGCCCGCGCAGTATGCGGACGTGGGCAACAACTGGCGCATCTGGGCAGACGAATGGCAGTCTGGTCATCGTGACGCGCAGGACGATGTCGCCTACTATCGGGCGGACGCGCAGGGGCCAGACGCGACTGGCCAGAGTGACTGGGCGATGGATCAGTTCGTGGACGAGTCGCTTTAGTTGGCTCTATTACTGGGCTGGCGGGCGGCGGGCCCTCCCGCCCCGCTCCAGGCCGCTCTATGACTGGGCTGGCGGGCGAAAGTTTTTTAAAAAAACGCTTGACATCCTACCCCTATAGTATATTATTGAAGGTAGTTAATTGAAAGACTTTTATTGTGGGGTCGTAGCTCAGATAGGTGAGAGCACCAGTCTACGCCAAGGGGGTTGATCTCCCCGAAACTCGCCAAGCATGAGGTACCGCTTGCAAGGTTGGGGGAAGCGATAATAGACTGGAGGTCGAGGGTTCGAGTCCCTCCGATCCCTGCTTTTTCTGTAGATCGAAAGATTGAACAACGAGGCGTCAGCACACGCCTACAACCCTTCGGGGAGAGAGAAAAAGGTTCACAATTTAGTTGACATCTCGCACTTTTTACTGTAAAATTATCTTAAATCAAAATTAAAACCATGGAATACCATAGCATTAAAGTTATCGACCGTTGGAATCAAGATGAAGACGGCAACCATCTGGAAGTAAGAGTGGGAATGTCTGCACCATCTGCGCAGGACGCAGTTGACTATATCGCAGACGCTTTCAATGTTCGCCCCGAAGACAAGCGTTACCTAGTTTTGTCCCAAGAGGATGAAAAGCGTATGTACGCTGAATTTAGCGACTCAATCGAAAGCGCAACCTTTGGAGGGTATGAGTTAGCTGATGGGTTGGCTTTTGCTTACGACATAGACGACTAATTGCTCTGATTGGCTCTATCATTGGGCTGGCGGGCGGCGCTCTCCTCCGCCCCGCTCCAGCCCGCTCTATGACTGGGCTGGAGGTCGATAAAAAACGAAAAAACTCTTGACTTTGTTTAATTTTCTGTCATACTTTATATAAAGATTAACATTATTAAGATAAAAAACCATGAGTAACCACGACCAAGCATACATTGAAAAGTTTCAATCCGAAGACACCACCTACAATGGGTGGAAGAATCATGCCACCTGGAATGTCGCCCTTTGGATTGGTAGCGACCAAGGGCTGTATGAATTTGCCAAGGAGTGTGGCGACTACGACACCTTCAAAGATTCTTTGCGTGATGTCGGCCAACTGGAAACGCCCGACCGAGTTGCCTATAACGATTCGGCTCTCGACCTCGAAAGCCTTAACGAATATATCAGCGAATTATAACTTGACAAAAACCTCAAATTAGTACATTATTGTTACCATGAAAACATTCGATGATTTAGCATTCGCAGTCCATCCCAACGTGGATGGTGGTTTAATGGCTCGCCTTGACCTTGGCGACTATCAAGTTTCCGTTGTGACCATGCGAGGCAAGAAGCCCCAGTATGGTGGACTCTATGGTTCCCAAGCCGAAGGCACTTATGAAGTTGCCGTTTTTGCCAACACCGAAGGTGTCGATGGTAAGGATATGGTTCACCTGTCGGAGTGGGATGACGTTCTCGGCTGGCAATCGCCCGAACAGATTACCGCCATCATGGCGAAAATCCAAGAGGGTAATGGTGCAAGCCTAAATCAACCCCAAGCTGTTTGGTAAAATGATTGCTTCCTCAATTGCTGTTTTGATTGTTTCGCTTGCTTATCTCGGCATTGGTTTAATAGGCACAGGCATCTCCATCTTAATGCGCAACAAATAAATTTTTGGTGACATGGTTAACCCGTCGAGGTTGGTGGTTCTCCTCGGCGGGTTTTTTGTTTTTGGGTCAAATATCGTATTGTTGGCCAAATATCGTATCGTTGGTCAAATATCGCGTTGGTGGTTCAACTGCATCGGCTCAAGCTAATGCTTATGCATAGTGATCTATGTATAGTCTATGCATAACGTTTTATGTATAGCGTTTTGAGTCATCGCCCGCTAGCCCAGTGATAGAGCGGGCTGCAGCGGGGCGGGGGGGCCCGCCGCCCGCCAGCCCAGTGTTCATGCGGGTTGCGGGGTGGTCATTAGAATTTCTCCGCCTCGTATTAGTTTTTCTCATACGTGCATAATCGCACAATTTTTCCCTTGCGGTTTTGGGAAATGTCTATATTCTTATAGGTATAGAATCAAACTAGAAAAGAAAATTATGACAAAAGAAACACTCGCCTTAATCATATCCGACAATTTTGAACAAGCAAAGCGTGGAGATGCCTTTGCGATTTCTGCCATTATCGGAGCGAATGATGAATTGGAGAAAATCAAGCAACTTGAAAAAGACATTGCTTTTGCCCAGATCGTGAAGGGTGAAATTGAGTGGGAAAAAAACCTAGAAAGTGCTTGACATTTTCGGCAATCTCATATAAAATTGTAGTATATTAAAATTAAGAACCACAAAAGAAAAAACCATGCACCACCTAAAAGTAGATATTGTCGATCCTGACACCAACACAATTCTCAAGTCCAACGTCAACATGACAACTGACGGCAAGCTCTCCGTTTGCGAGATGAATGACCTCCTCTTTGCCCAAGGTGGCAATGTTTTTCGGGTTGTCGAAGTTGTTGAACGAGATCCATTTCTCCCTTGGAAATTGTTTTAAGGGCTTGACAATTTAACCCTTTCCCCTCATACTAGAACCATGAAAAAACTCGAAGTTATAAAACCACTCCGCATGAACCAGTATCTTTTGAATGTGGGCGACCAATTTGAAGTTGCCAAGGTCATCGAAGATCCTCTCACTAAAGCAAAATTTTGGCGTCCTGCTAATGTCAAAGGCATGGAAGAAATGTATTGGCTTTTCTCCACAAAAATTTTCAAAGTTATAGAATAATGGTTATTGTAGAACAGCACCCAAACATCCAAAAATGGACAAATGTATTCCATGCAGGAAAATTAGTTTTCCAACTATCCTGCCGAGCTAAAGCCTTGCGTCTCGCCCAGCGTCTCGCCAAGGAAAAAAAGACCGCAGTTTTCGATGTCGATCAAAACGAAACAGTCAAATGATTATTTTCGGCCTATCAATTATCGCCCTTTTAGTTTTTGCATATCTAACCCGATAAAAAAATGATTGAAGTAATTTTGTTTGTTGGTCTTTCCCTTGCTTACGCTAACCTTACAACCTAAAAAACACATGAAGCACATTGCCGATTTATTTGCCAAACCGCTTTTGCTGTTGTCCCTGACTGCGTTCCTTTACGTCCTGCATATTGTAGTGATGGATTGGATTCGTCTCATCGGTTAAACAGTCGCCGCTATACATAAGCCGCTATACATAAGGCCTTATACATAAGGGCGGCGGGGGGCCGCGGCCCGCCAGCCCAGTGTTCATGCGGGTTGCGGGGCGGTCATTAGAATTTCTCTGCTCGGTATAAGTTTTGCTCATAAGATAAAAAAGTGAAAAAACTTTCACAAAAGGGTTGACTTTATCAAAAATTCTGTCATACTATTATTATATTAAGATTAAAAACCACAAAAAGAAAAACCACCATGATTAAAAAAAATGATATTGTTCGCTCTCCTCAAGGTCTCGTTGGCGTTGTCCTTGACCTAGTCAAAGACCCTGACGGCATCCAGTTTGCGATTTTCCGTTGCGTTGGTTCGCAACGAAAGGTTGCTTGCCCAGTTGCCAGCTTAAGCCCGCACAAGTGGCTCAATGTTGTCAGCATCCATCAGGACAACAAGAACCTTCTCGCCAAAAGTTAAGCCATGATTAAAACTAACGATAAAGTCCTCACTAAAAAAAATTCACTTTGCAAGGTGACTTCCATTCGTGGTCGCTTCGCATTGCTCAAGGGCATTGGCTCGGATCAGTCCCCGCCTGTACGAGTCCTTGCTTGCATCAGCGACCTGCGGACTCTTAAGGGTTTTCACGGCACTCATATTATTATCTAAACAAAAAAATCATGACACGTAAACACTTCGAGCTTATTGCTCAAACACTCAACAAGGCTCACAAGCACGACCACAACAAAAACGTGGTGCAAGGTATTGCCTTTGACCTATCAACCAAGTTTAAGGATATCAATCCCAACTTTTCACAAACCAAATTCATGCAGGCAGTCATGGCCGATTCAGGACTGTTCTTCACCAACGGAAAATGACTGATCTAAAACAATTACCTTATTGCCTAAACTTTCTCGCTAGGAACAGCGGGGACGTTTATTATCGAGCGAGTCACCAAAATTTTAAAACTATCGGTGACGCTTTGCGTTTTATCTGCGACTTGAAAAAGTCGGACAAGCAAACCCGTGACCGCTATCTTTACAAGCGTACAGGTCGCAGGGGATTTGACTTTATTAACCAATATTAAAAACTTTTGACAGCATGGCGTGCGGCGGGGTTGGTGGTTCTCCCCGTCGCACTTTTTCGTTATACATAAGCCACTATACATAAGGCCTTATACATAAGGGCGGCGGGGGGCCGCGGCCCGCCAGCCCAGTGTTTATGCGGGTTGCGGGGCGGTCGTTAGGTAAGTTGCAACTTACTAAAACGCATTGTTTGAATTAAATCCGAATTAAATCGGATTTAATTTTTTCCTCCGAATTTCCTGCAAAAAAAGGAGCTTTAACGGATTTTTTTTGCATTTATTTTCGTGTTTGGCTCTATTAGTGGCCTCGTGGCGTGTTTTTTTTATCGTATTTTCCCAAAATTAGTTTATAATGGTAACATACAAAATTGAGAAAGACCAAACTTTAAGCGTAACGGCAAAACCCTACCATCGGCCACTAATTAGAGAGTCGCCACAAAAGGGAAATTGAAAAAACAAAACTACGCTAACTTTAAAAAAACCACTAAATCCAAAAAAATCATGTTCAAAGCTACTCATTTAGTCCTCACTCCTCACGCAGGAAATTCCGCCTTTGGGGTGGGATTCTCCCCTTCTCCCAAGAAGGCAATCGCCTTGGCGAAAGTCAACGCCGACATCAACCTTGATAGGTTCGATGCCGAGCATGGCATTTGCTCCTCCATTGGCGGGGAAGTCACCAACCTTTTCAACGCCTCCAATGGTGTCCACATCCACCAAAACCTCGACCTTTAGTCCTATGACCAGAGAAGAAAACAAAACTTACCTGCAAACCAGAATTGCCAACCTGAAGGCTGAAGTCGCTGGGCTTGTTGCAAGAGACGCAAGAGACGGAGAGATCCGAGCTTGCAAGTCGGAGCTTGCCCGCCATGAACAGGCTCTTGTGTGGCTCCACAACAGGATTGCCACAAGCCTCTAATTTAACCACAAACAAAAACCACTACAATGCAATTCATTATAGCAACCACCAAGTCGGGCGTTTATCGCCTGCAAGTCTTCAATCGTGGGTTCCAGATTGGAACACACAACTCCGTCAGTCGGAAGTATGTTAAGCGTGTCATTCGCAAGTACACCGCTCGCATGGTGTCCTCATCCCATGCGGCACATGGCAAGCCTGTAAATGTCATTTGGGCATAGCCTTATGTATAACGCTTATGCATAGCTTATGCATAGCGTCTTATGTATAGCGTTTAAGCTCATCGGCCGCTAGCCCAGTCATAGAGCGGGCTGTAGCGTGGCGGCGGACGCCGCGGCCCGCCAGCCCAGTGTTTATGCGGGTTGCGGGGCGGTCGTTAGGTAAGTTGCAACTTACTAAAAACGCATTGCTCGAATTAAATCCGAATTAAATCCGATTTAATTTTTCCCCCCGAATTTTCCGCAATTTAAGGAGCTTTAAACGATTTTTTTTGCATTTATTTTCGCATTTGGCTCTATTAGTGGCCTCGTGGCCCGATTTTGTTCTCGTATTTTTCGAAAAATGGTTTATAATGGTAACATAGAAAATTAGAAAAGACCTCACCAAAAAGACTTTACGACACGCAACGGCAAAACCCTAAACTCGGCCACTAATTTGAGAGTCGCCACAAAAGGGACATTGAAAAAACAACACTGCGTTTCACTTTAAAAAATCCTGTAAATCAAAAAAAATGTTCATCCGAAATCCAAACGTCATTTAACGCCCTCCTGATGGTGAGATGGGCGCGCCAAGATTATGACAAAGAAAATTCCCATTTAACGCTCGTATGACGGGGAGATGAGCGCCCCAAGATAAAAAATTTAAAACCACAAAAACCCATGCAAACAATTTCTGATTTAAAAAACCTTATAAGCTCCGCCAAATGTGGAACCGACTTGACTATTGCCCGAACAATGGTTCAATGGTCGGACGTTCCGCCTCCCATTAAGGCGCTTTTATTCCAGCAGATTGTAGACAAAAGAAAAACCCTTTAAGACCATTATGACAAAAAACGAAAAAATCGCTCGCCTTGAAACTCACCTTGCTTGGTGGACTGCCAAGCTTAACCGCTCACGCAAGAACTCCTTGATTGCCATGCGTGCGTTGCATGTCAACGCAATCCGCAAGGAACTTGAAGCCCTCAAGTAGACTTTTATGTACGTCCTACAATCAACAACTAAAGCCAAAGATTGGCAAGCTGAAACCCTGCCGATGCCTTTGGCTGTCGCGGACAAACTGGTGCGCCAGCGTATCGCTCAGGCTTCAGGCTGTCGCCGTTATCGCCTTGTCAAGGTGCGCGTAGCGTAGCCTTATGTATAACGCTTATGCATAGCTTATGCATAGCGTCTTATGCATAGCGTTTAAGCTCATCGGCCGCTAGCCCAGTCATAGAGCGGGCTGCAGCGGGGCGCGGGAGCCCGCCGCCCGCCAGCCCAGTGTTCATGCGGGTTGCGGGGCGGTCGTTAGGTAAGTTGCAACTTACATGGGCGATTCATTTATTCCGAATTAAATCCGATTTAATTGCCTATTTAATTTTTCCCCCGAATTTTCCGCAATTTAGGGAGCTTTAAGCGATTTTTTTTACGATTATTTTCACGTTTGGCTCTATGACTGGGCTGGCGGGTGAAGATTGTTATTGTATTTTTCACAAATTCGTTTATAATGGTACCATACAAAATTAAGAAAGTTAACCACCAAAGATAAAAACCATGTTTAAAGTTATAGAAGTTCGTTTTGATATCCTAACAGGAAACGAGTCCGAGCATATCCTGCTCAAGACCAACCACAAGCTCCTAGCCGATGAGGCTTGCAAGGATGCAAATGCCTCATTTGAGGGTGACGTTCCTGGGTTCGAGTCTTTCGCTGTTGTCGTCAAAGTTTAAACACAAACAAAAAAGAAAAAACCACCATGAGCAAATCCATCTCACAACTCCCTCTCGCCCTTCAATCCCTCTTTGCCGAGCTACACGCCGAGCAAGCCGTCGAGCAAGTCTTGGATGCCGTAGACGGCACACAAACCAAAGCAACGTCCGAGGACATCATGGACGAATTTGTCCGCATCGAAACCGAAGTCGATGCCGATCCCATCGACGAAGACGACGAAGAACAGATCGACATGGACTGCGTGTCCGTCGAGATGCTGGAGATGTTCAGCTAAACTTTAACTATTATGTCAAAACAAAAAGAAATCGAAAAGCTCGAAAGAGATCTCGCTTGGTGGACTGCCAAGCTCAACAAGTCACGCAAGGAATCCTTGCGTTCCATCCGTGCGTTACACGCTAACGCTATCCGCAAGGAGCTTGAAGCTCTCAAGTAGCCTTATGTATAGCGTTATACATAGCTTATGTATAGTGTCTTATGTATAGCGTTCACAGCCATCGGCCGCTAGCCCAGTCGTAGAGCGGGCTAGAGCCTGACGGCGGGGCCCGCGGCCCGCCAGCCCAGTGTTTATGCGGGTTGCGGGGTGGTCATTAGAATCTCACTCGCTCGCATTAGTTTTGCTTATACGTATACAACTGCATGATATTTTTCTTGTGATTGCTGAAAATTCTGTCATACTATTATATAAAGATTAAGAAAATGGAAGAATCAAAAGCACAAAGAAAAGCCGCCCGAGACGCCCACATAAAAGCGCATCGTGCATGGCTGGCAAGCCCAGAAACCCACGCCGCTACAAGAAAAGCTCTGGAAGACAACGCCAAGTTGTGCATGGGAGAACCTTCGGGAGCGCAATTTCCACCTTCCCGTGAAACGCAGATATTGTTTGCCAAGCGATTCCGCAGGAACTTCTTCTCCGTGGTCGATGAATTCAACGCAGACCAAGCCGCGCTGGACGATGCCGAGCTGGAGAAGCTCGCGCAGGAAAAGGTTCGCATGCAAGGTTTGCAGCCAAAATTAAAGGCTTGACACTTTACAGAAAATCCTATAAAATTATATCATAGAAAAAATTAAGGAAATCACCATGCATAAAACAATTATCCACTTAAAAAATCTCATTGAAGTTGCCGAGTCCCATGCCGATTTCGAGATTGCTCGAACAGCGGTCAGGGATTCCGACATTCCCCGCATTATCAAAGTTGATTTTTTCCGCCAGCTTTCCGACAAGCAAAGCCGTCAGGCGTTCATTGAAGAATGTTTCCATGCGAGGGAAGCGCTGTTCTCCTCTTAAGATGGAAGCTCAACCTTTTGTTCTCACCACATTGCCAGAGCTTGGCAATGAGCCAGTCATTATTTCAAGGAATCATATTTTTTATGAGGCTAAAAAGTCTGATGTATTTTTAAACACGGCGACAGTCAACGCAAACTTGCACAGGCTCGCAGATGTAACGCTAGCCTTGGGGTGGGGAGAGCATACGGTCTGGCAGGTACTCCTTTAATCAGTTCAAGCACTCCCCCCATTTCGAAAAAAAAGCGGAGGGGGGAAACTCAGACAACGCCGAGGGGGCCCTTTTTTCATTCGTGGGGACACCCCCCACCCGTTTGAATAAAAGTATCTGAAGATATATAAACATAATAAAACGCTTAACCAAAAAAAAATCCGAAGGCCTAGGGAATGAGTGTAATTATATGTGATGGCACGAAGAAAAAGGCGAACATCGCCAGAAGTCCCCCAATCGATTGTAGAATCCGAATTAGAAAATCCATTTTTCTATATAAAAAATCACAGACTTACTGAAAAACAGAAGTCTTTTGCCGAGATCGCTATTGATCCTAAGACCAAAATTATGCTTATTAATGGCCCTGCGGGAAGCAGTAAGACTTATATGGCAATTTATGCCGCATTGCGATTATTGGCCCAAGATAAGGAATTAGAGCTATTATATGTTAGAACTATTATAGAAAGCGCCGAAAGAAATATGGGCGCCCTCCCTGGTAATGCGGATGAAAAGTTTAATCCCTATATGTTACCTCTCGAGGATAAACTAGAAGAATTATTGAAACCCTCTGATCATCAAAGACTATTCCACGAAAAGCGAATAGAAGCAATGCCAATAAATTATTTACGGGGAGCTAATTGGAGAAATAAGCTTGTGGTGGCCGATGAGGCTCAAAATTTCAGCTTTAAGGAATTAACCACTTTAATAACAAGAATAGGAGAAGGTACGAAAATATTTGTTTGCGGCGATTTCATGCAAAGTGATATTAATGGCAAAACGGGCTATCGAGCAATGTGCGATAGATTTACCGATCCAGAAAGTAAAAAGCTGGGGATCCATACTTTTCGGTTTGGAATAGAGGATATTAAGCGCAGTAAGATTCTAAAATTTATCATAAAACGACTGCAGGAAACGAATTAAGTGTAATTACTTGGGAGATGTTTCCCCCACAAGTTATAACCTTTATTGTTACCTTCGTTCTCAGGGCGCTGATAGATAAATGGATGCAAGCTGGAGAAGATCGTCGCATGGAGCGTGCCATGGAAAGAGATTTCGTTCATATGGAGGTGGACGCACAAAAGTCTGTGCGCGCCCAAATTCCCAAGCTCTTATTCGGCTGGACTACGGCGGTATTAGCCATCATGGCGTTCACCTGTATTATTGGGGTGCGCATTGTGGGACCTTTATTTTTTGATGTCCCTGTTTATTTTGCGTTTACTGAGACGAGCAGAGGTTTTCTATTTCTTATTGAACCCGTTGAGCATATAAAGTATCTGGAATTACCAGGAATTACATTTTTGCCTTCGGACAGTCATCTTTTAAGCGCCATCGCGGGAGCCTTTTTTGGGCGAGTAAGAAAGTAATGAGCGAAATAAGTATAATCACGGCGGTTGCAATTTGCATCTGCGGCGCCTTCGTTACAGGATCTGTGGCATTCGTAATCAAATCCCTTATGAATGATATCAAGCAGGCAGAGTTAACCGCAGAAAAAGGAATGGAGTTCGTGCGCTCAGAAATTTATGGGATTCGTAAATCGCTTGATTCCTTTAAAAGCGAGGAGAGGCATAAGGACGATGAATTAAAAGTAGCTATAGATAATACTCAAAAAGAGCTGAGACAAGAGGCTCGAGCCGATAAGCTTTATGTTGACCATACCAAAAAAGAATTAAAAGAAGAAACAGACCCATTAAAGAAAGAACTCATTCAAGTAGAGATAGACGAGAAAACTTATTCTAAAGCGAGTATGCAATTGGTGGCTGCTCATCGTATGAGAGAAGTTACCGAATGGTCTAATTTTAAAAAGATTTATAACGATGGAACTTTTGATGATAAGAATGTAGATACACACCAACTACTATCATACAAAAAAATAATGAAGAATAGAAAGAACACACTAACACCAGGATCTTCACAACCTGAAGTCTTTAATGTATTAGGTCAATTGCAATCTATTGAACGAATAGAAGAAGAACGAAAAGCCCTTGGACACGAAAAGAAAAAGGCTATTAGTGAAACACCCAAGTACGG